TCTTATTTTTCCCCAATGATAATTAAAACCAAAAAAACCATTTCCTGTTGGTTCAGATGCCATAATTAAAGGATGGAGATCAAATAATATTCCTGGTGTTTTTGCTCTGTATATGTATGTATAATAATTTCCCGGAGATGGTAAATTTACCTTAGTATCTTCAAGTGCCTTTACAATTCTATACATCAACTCTCCAGGTCTTTCAACACCAATTAAATCTCTTCTAATCGGTATAATTCTATTATCTGATTTTGTAATTGTATCGTTAAATTTTCTGTCTGGATTAGCTTTCTGATAATCTGGATCATAAGTAATCTCATATATCAACTGCTCTTTATTGAGACGACTATAATTTGTACTTGTATTTTCAAATTCGGTTTTAAAGGTGATATAGTAAGTACTAGCAATCTCTCTCAGTTCTGATACTTTATATTGATCTAAACTATCTCTTTCATATCCTGTAAGTGCCATTACTTAATACCCAATTCGTGTTCAGTAATAATCTTAAATTTCCACTGACGATCTTCGCAAAATTCTTGAGCAACTTTCCATTTTGCTTGATTTCTTACCCACTCTTTAACTTCGAAAATATATCCTTTTGTTTTTTTCTTTTGGACTTTTGGTTCAATTGTTTGTTTTTGTGGTTTAATTTCTATAATATATTTTTGAATAGATCCATCAGATTCACGAATTTTAATATAAAAATCTGGAAAATATCTATGAATTTTATTATCTAATGGAGATCGATATGGAAGTGCTATTTCTTCACTTCCCCACTCCAATACATTCTCATTATTATCACAATAATTCATAAATCTTCTTTCCCACAAAGATCTATACACAACATTTGTAGGATCCCCTTTATATTTTTTAGGATATGACGGTTGATATTTTCCTCTATATGCCATCTAAATACTTATAATAAAAGAGTAGACGTAGGTATTTAGAGTGCCGTTTCCAATACAACCATATACTGCAAAAACATTATTTGGCAATCTTGCCCAAACATCTTACTATGAAGTTAGATTTCAAATTCCTAGACCTGTAGTCAATTACTTGTTTAGGAAGGGTGTATCACCATACTATTGTGTAAATGATTTTGGTCTTCTTTGTTTTTCTACAACTCTTCCTACTTCCGCATATGCAACTTCAGATTTAGTACCCCAAATTGGCATTCGTGAAAAGATTGCACATACTAGAATGTATAATAATATCACAATGGAATTTTATGTTGATAATAGATATGATACAATAAAAGTATTAGAACATTGGATGGATTATATTTCTAGTGGTGCTGATGACACTATTGGAAAGTTGCATGATGACTATTACATCAGAATGCAATATCCTGATGACTATAAATCAACAGAAACTAAAATTATCAAGTTTGATAGGGACTATAGAAGAGATATTGAGTATACTTTTAGAGGAATGTTCCCGCAGTCTATTGCAGCAATTCCTGTTTCTTATCAGGGGTCTGATGTATTGAAAGTTGCCGCAACTTTTGAATATGATCGTTATATTGCTGGAAAAGCAACCAGTTTTTCTAAGTATATTGGCAGTAATGAAAATAATAATCAATCACAGGGTGGTGAAAGAATTCCAATAGAAGGTAGAATACCAAGTAGAACACCTAAAAAAGGAACTTCTGGAATTGTTTGGATTCCTAAAGGTCTCTCATATGCTGAGGCAATTGTAAATGATCAAGTATATGCGAGCAATAAAGGTGATACAAAATCATTCTAAATAAATTTACTAGATCATAAATTATTATGCCTTTGCCAAAAGTGTCTACCCCAACATATGAGTTGGAACTTCCATCTTTGAAGAAGAAGATTAAATACAGGCCATTTCTTGTTAAGGAAGAGAAAATCTTAATTATTGCTATGGAGAGTGAAGATCCAAAACAAATCTCCAATGCAGTCAGAGATGTCATTTCAAATTGTATTATTACGAGAGGGGTAAAGGTTGATAACTTGGCAACTTTTGATATTGAATATTTGTTTTTAAACGTTAGAGGAAAATCTGTTGGAGAATCCGTAGATGTTCTTATTACATGTCCCGACGATGGAAAAACACAAGTTCCTGTAGGTATCAATTTAGATGATATTCGAGTTGAGATAAGTAAGGATCATAATAAAGATATAAAATTAGATGATGACTTAACTATAAGGATGAGATATCCTTCAATGAATGAGTTCATCAAAGGCAATTTTGCTTCTAATGATGGCGTATCCGTTGATGATACATTTGATATTATTTGTTCTTGTATCGATCAAGTTTATAATGAGGAAGAATCTTGGTCTTCAAAAGATTGTACTAAGAAAGAACTTAAAGATTTTATTGAGCAACTTAGTTCAAAGCAATTCAAAGAAATTGAAAGATTTTTTGATACCATGCCAAAACTCCGTCATACAATTCCAGTAAAAAATCCAAACACTGGTGTTGAGAGTGAGATTGTAATGGAGGGACTTTCGTCTTTTTTCGCCTAGCTATGACGCATGAAAGTCTTGCGTCATATTATAAAATGACATTTGCATTGATGCAACATCATAAATACTCATTAACAGAGTTAGAAAATATGATTCCTTGGGAAAGAGAGGTTTATGTTACTCTTCTCCAACAATATATTGAAGAAGAAAATCTAAAGAACAGTAATGGCACCTAAAGTAACCCCACTGACAACATCTCCACTATCACAAGAATCTAGACAAACTATTGCAGGTAGTGGAAATGTTTTTAGTGGAGTTAATTCTCCAGCAGTAATGGTGGCTCCCCAACCAACCGTAACGGATGTACAAACATTACAATTAACACAACAAAACCAACAAAATCTTGTAGGATTGCAAGTAGGTCTTGATGAAGTAAGACGTAATGTTTTATTATTAAATTCTGGATTACAAAATATTTCAGTTTTATTGCAAAATGATATTACGAATGATCAAAATATTCTTTTATCTCAGCAAAATCAAGATAGATTGCTTGCTGAACAAGGACTAAGAAGTGGTCAGGAAAGAGATATTGAGGAAAAAATAAATCGCTCTTTTTCTATTGCTGCACAACCAATTGCAAGAAAAACTTCGGGATTGTTTGATAGAATAGGGCAATCATTATTATACTTATTTGGTGGGTGGTTAATTTCAAATGTTGGTGAGTTAATTGAATCTCAGAGTAAGGGTAATACAGATTTAGTTGCAAAGATAAAAAATAAACTTCTAGAAGGAATTAGAAATGCAATAAATGTACTTTTACTTCTTAAAGGTGGTATAGGTACTATAGTTAATAGTATAGTATCAGCTTCAAAAGTTATTGGTAGTGTATTAATTGGAAAACCATTTCGAGCATTAAAAAACTTATTGCAAGGTGCTGCTGCTACTAAAAATATTCCTAGGGGTGGGGGGCGCACAGGAAATGTACCTAAAGGTCCTGGTTTTATTGGAGGAGTTTTAACTGCTCTTGGTGTTGGTCTTGAGGCAGCAGAAGGAAACTATACTGAGGCTATAATAGGTGCAGTTTCTTTAACACCTTTAGGAAGAATCGCAAGGTTGGCAGGTTTAGTTTATAATGCAGAGCAATTACTCGATTTAATTGGAGTTGGTCTTATTGATGAAAAACCTAAAGAAACTGAAGAATCTACAAATAATACTACTACTTCACCAACTACTACAGAACAAAATACTGGTGTAGAGTCCAATAAACCGAGTACAAATGTAACTATTGAAGAATCTGAGAGTAATCAAAATCCTAGTAATGAAAATTATAATAATGTGGAACCTACTACTCAAAAATCCTTAAGTGAAGAAGAACTTAAATTATATAATAAGGCATGGAATCAGCGTAATTTACCATTTGCTAAAGGTAAAATTAGAGGTGAATTTAATAACTTATCTCCAGAAAAACAGACATTATTTATAGAACATGCAAATCAGCAAGGTCATGATTGGGGCGATATTATACCAAAAGCAAAACCCGCAAATGCTCAACCATCTTCCAATTTAACGAATACTTCAAATAATTCGCAAGAAGCACCAACCATAAGTTCAACTCCAAATGAACCAGTTTCCGTAACAGAAGCACCAATTATTAATCCAAATCCAGAATCTAGGATAATGAAAGATCCTGTTGCTAGATTGCCAAAATCAAAACCAATAATTATTACAAATACTTCTCAATCCTCTAGTCCAACGTCGGTAAGCATACAATCTGATGATAGTATGACAGATATTCCTATTATTGCATCTTCAAATCCAGAAAATTTTTATACATTATATTCTCTACATTCATATAACGTGGTAGTATAACATGGCAATTCCAGTCTCGGCAATAACACCACAAACTCAAGGGATTTTTAGTTTAAGAAATACTCTTACTGAAATAAACAAATCTACTAGTACGACACAGAAGTCTATTTCAAATATTTCAAAATCATTAAGTAATGGTACAAGGCAGAAATCATTTATTGCAAAAAAATCTAAAATTTTTAAACTGAGATCTGAAGAAGTAAAAAAAAGAAATGTAAAAGAAGCGGAAATAGAAGCATCATCAATTAATTTTAGATCAGTTATACCAGGATCTAAAGTATTAAAAACTTCTGGTGGAAGTTTTCTTGAAAGAATATTAAAATTTTTAGGTTGGACCACGTTGGGATGGTTGATTAATAATCTTCCTGAGTGGATTGATAAAGGTGAAAGATTTATTAATCGTATTAGAGTTGTTGGTAACATATTAAATAATGCACCAAACAAAATTTTTAATATAATGAAAGAATTTGGAAATATTCTTAATGGAGTTTTCCAAAACACAATGAATTTTGATTTTTTGGATAAATCAGGTGAAATTTCTAATGCTACAGATGGATTAACAGAATCATTCAATTCTCTTAAAAATGACATAACTGATGCATTTGCAGTTTTATCTGGATTTGATGATGATGATGATGATGATGGAGAAGATACTACAGAAGAAATACCCTCTACAGAAGGAGGAGGAGGAACAACATCTTATACCTCTACTGGTGGTGAAAAATTAGAAGATGTTGGCGGAGTAGATTACGGACAATATATTCCAGGAGGGCGGGGATCCAGAGGTTCGAGTCGTGTTCATGGTGTTAAGGGGCAGAAGGGACATACTGGAGAAGATTATGCACTACCTGAGGGAACACCAATTACTATGGTCGCCAACGGTACGGTGGTTGATGTTGGACTTATGGGGGATTCTAATGATCCTGATGGTCAAAATGGTGGTTATGGAAATTTTGTTGTCATACAGTTAGAAGATGGGACATTTGTTAAACTTGCACATATGGAATCTATAAATGTTAGAAAAGGTGAAGAAGTTGGTGCAGGTACCGGAAATGATGGCAATGCAAAAGTTGTGGGAAGAAGTGGCAGCACCGGACTATCGACAGGACCACATTTACATATAGATCATGCAAAAAAATATGATTTTGGATCATCTCAAGTTTCAGAAACTATGAATCCTGCTGGACTGATAAATGATAAACTCATTGTAAAAGGTGGAAATGTAAAAGCAACTAAAACAACGACTCCATCCACAAATAATCCAAATCCAATCAGTCAGATACCTGATAATGTACGTGAAACATTTGGCAGTATGATTGAAGGTATTGGCGATATGTATAATGACGCTAGGAATTGGGTTGAAGAACAAGTTGGAGGAGTAGAACCACAAACATCATTTATGCCATCGGGAAAAAACTTTGATATTGCAAGTTTAATTAAATTATCAAAAAGTGTAGGATTTGATGATGAGCAATCGATAAAAATGGCAGCAATTGCTATGGCAGAATCTGGAGGCGATTCTTCTAACGATACAATTAAATCTGGTTTATATAATCAAAATGGGGAAACATCATATGGATTATGGCAAATTAATATGACAGGTCCTCTTGAAGATGAGAGGTTGAGGTTATTTGATATCGATAGTGTTAATGATCTCTATGATCCAATGACAAATGCAAAAGCAGCAAAGACTATATTTGATCTCCAAAATTATCAAGCTTGGACTGTATATGGTGGTAGAGAGTATAATATGTATTTAAATGATGCACGATCTGTTGCACCAACTTTAAAATCTTCAACTACAGGCAATGAAACAAATAAAGTTGCTTCTGTTACTGAAGAACGTGTAGGAGACACTATTATTTTAAATACTTCAAATTCTCAACCACAATTACCACAATCATTATCAAATATTGCTTCAAAAACTACATCAAATTCACCCAACAAGATTACTATGTTAAATAGTTTTATCAAACAAAAAATCCTACTCGAACTTAGTTACGTATAATGGATGCAACTAGCAAGTCAATATATAGTGAATTGATATTAGAATCTAATGATCAATCTAGATCTGTAGATCTTAAAATTGGCGCATTAATATTTCAATATTTTGAAGATATATTTTCTCCAGTAATTACTGCAAAATTAGTAGTAAATAACACCGCAGAATCTATAGAAAAAGATGGCGTTTTTCAGAGCATTTATAATGGTTTACCTCTTAGAGGTGGCGAAAGGTTGTCATTAAAAATAAGTGCCAATACAAACTCAAATATAGATTTAGATTTCGCATCTAGAATTGAAGATTATTTTTATGTTTCTTCAGTTAGTAACGTTGAAAAAACCCAAGGTTCTGAATCTTTTACACTACAGTTAGTTTCGAGAGAAGCAATTACAAATGAAACTTCTAGAGTAACAAGAAAATATGCCAAAAGTCAAAATATATCAGAACATGTAAATAATATTTTAACTGATGTTTTACAGACTAATAAGATAGGAAGTATTGATAAAACATCTAATAATTATGGTTTTATTGGTAATATGAAAAAACCATTTACGATATTGACATGGTTAGCTTCAAAAGGTGTTCCTTCTGCTTCTAAAGATGGGACGGCAGGGTTTTTATTCTATCAAACAAAAGAGGGATTTCAATTTAGATCTATTGACGAACTCAATAAGCAAACACCAAAAGCATCTTACAAATATACTGAAATAAATGAAACATACAACTCTGAAGATAAATTAAAAAATAATGACTTTAAAATATTAGATTATTATATTGAAAGAAATTCAGATTTACTTGCGAATTTGAGATTGGGAACTTATGCATCTCAAAGAATTTATTTTAATCCTCTAGATTTCTCATTTACAACTTTACAGCAAGGTGTATTTAAAAAATCTGATTATATTAATGAAGTTGAAAATCTTGGAGATAATATTAAATTACCAAAAATGAATGAAGGATCTGATAAAACTCTCGGAGATTATCCATCACGATTAATTACTCAGGTATTAGATATTGGAACTATGGAGAAAGAAGTCACAACTAAAGAAAATTCTGATCCTTCCCAATATCAATCTCAATCATTAATGAGATATAATACTTTGTTGACACAGAGATTAAATATGCAAGTTCCATTAAATACCAATTTAAATGCTGGAGATTTAATTGAATGTGAATTCCCAAGATCTAGTTCTTCAGATCAAGATGAATATGATATTGAAACAAGTGGTCTATATATGATAAAGGAATTATGTCATCACTTTGATTCAATTAATTCCTATACATCATTAAAATTAGTCAGAGATAGTTTTGGTGCTAAGAAAAAATGATAGAAGAATCACTGTTTAAGAGTAATTTTTTAGGAAGAGATGGATTTAGATGGTGGATTGGACAAATTCCTCCAATCAAATCCCAAAAAGAACAATCGAATGGTGGTGGATGGGGAAATAGATTAAAAGTTAGAATATTAGGGTATCATCCAGTAAACGAAAGTGAACTTTCAAATGATGATTTACCTTGGGCGCAAGTTATGCTACCCACAACATCAGGTAGTGGTGCAGCAAATTATGCAGTAAATCCAAAAATTAGACCGGGAGATACTGTCCTAGGATTCTTTTTGGATGGTGATAATTCTCAAATTCCAGTTATTATGGGATGTTTTGGTAGAACTGGGGAAGTTACTTCTGCAGCATATTCTTCACCATTCGTGCCATTTACTGGATATACTGATAGGGTCAAAAAACCTAATGGAACTCTTCACCCATCAGAAGAAAATGAAGATAGTACTAAAGCACAAAAATCTCCAAGAAAAGTTCCTACAGAAACTATCGATCAATTAAATAATAAGAATGCAGAAAAAGATGAAGTAAGTTATAGTACTGCAATAGGGAAAAAGGTAGTACTTGCAAATGCTGGTGATGATAATACTGCAAAAGGAATTGAAGCAGAGACATATAATTTAATTAAGAAAGTAAATGATCCATATAATAAAATTCTGAATAAAGTTGCGGAAGTCAGCAGATCTACTGATAAGATCATGGGTATTGCTGAGGGTATTGTTGGACAATGTATAGATGTTCTTTACAATGGACTAATTTCTATACTTCAGCAAGGTCTTAAAGCACTTTATCGGGCAGTTTATGCTGCAGTTCTTGCAGCAACTGGTAATCCTGCTGCTGCTCATCTTGCTGGTGTTCTTGCACAACAGGCAATGGTCATTCCGGTAAAAGCACTTCAAGCTATGATACCAAGATTACCTGGAATGGTAATAAACAGTTTGTTTGGAACTGTTCAAAGTTTATTATCTGATGTAGTTGATAATGTAAAAAGACCCTCAAAGTGTGTATCGGTACAAGTTACGGCATCAGTAGTTAATGAAATTTTAAGAAAAATTCAAGGTGGAATTTCTGGTGTGTTGGGTGGTGTGAATAAAATATTATCTGCAGGGTTTAATATTATTAATTTTCTTACTAGTGGAGTTGCGGCACTTAA